CAGATGAACAATGGTTTGCGTACAGGCGCTGGCGTGACATGAAGTCACGTTATGTGCCCCAATCAGATGAGGTCCCTGTTACACACATGGACACTCAACCCATCAGTATGGGACCTGGATCCCACACTGAACAAAATGTGAAGTTCGTTGATACACACCCAGGATACACCCTGGAAGAGAAAGGTTCTTTCGATCCTGTTCGTGATCATGCTCTCGAGTCTGATGCGACACTGGATGAATTTTTCCAACGACCAATCAAAATTGCAAGTTATGATTGGGCTGTTGGAGGAGGAGGCCTTCATCAACAATTTAATCCTTGGTCACTCTATTTTGAGAACCCTCGAGTGATTAATAGGATTTCGAACTATAAATTAATGCGTTCGAAACTTCACATCAAAGCTACTATTTCTGGAAACGGATTTCATTATGGTCGATGCGTTTTGACCTACAATCCTTTTCCGGATAAGGACACTTTGACAGTAGACAGGACTTTTGTTGAACCAGACTTTGTTGCTGCTTCACAAAGGCCTCACATCTATTTGGACCCTACCAATTCTCAAGGTGGTGAATTGATTCTTCCATTCTTTTACTACAAGAATGTGATGGATATCACTATCTCAGATTGGCAACAAATGGGTGAACTTGTATTGGCGGATCTTCAAGATCTTAAACATGCTAATGGTGCTTCAGATACCGTGACGATTAATATTTTCGCATGGGCTGAAGAAGCTAAGTTCGCCATTCCTACTCATCAAGAGCCTAACACTATCAGTGCTCAAGCAGATGAATATGGAAAAGGACCAATAAGTCGTGTGGCTGGAGTTGTTGCAGCAGCAGCTGGTAAACTCACGTCCATACCACCAATTGCACCTTTTGCACGCGCTACAGAGATTGGAGCGGGTGCTGCTGGTGCTTTGGCAACACTGTTCGGTTACAGCCGACCTGTCATGTTAGAACATTGTCAATATCGACCTAACACGAAAGGAAGTTTTGCTGTGACGAATGCGTCTGATGATGTAATGAAACTAACTGTGGATCAAAAGCAAGAATTGTCAATTGATCCAAGGACAGCTGGTCTAGATAATGTGGATGAACTTGGTATCAACTACATTGCTGGAAGAGAGAGCTACTATGCTCAGTTTCCTTGGGCTGTCGGAACAGGCGATGAAAGTTTGTTGTGGAACTGTGTTGTCGACCCTGGTTTATTCCGGGTTGATGGTACAGCTTACGCATTACCTGCTTGCTCCTTTGCTGCATTGCCCTTCAAATTTTGGAGAGGTTCAATGAAGTTCAGGTTTCAAGTTGTTTGCAGTAAATACCATAAAGGAAGGCTTAAGATTGTCTATGATCCCGCTGGAACCGCTGGTTCTACGGCTGAATACAATACAGCTTATACTACAATAGTAGATATTGCAGACACAACCGACTTTACAGTTACAGTCGGTTGGGGTCAAGCTACATCGTATAGAGAGTCTATTCCCGTTGCTTCGGCATCGGAATCGATTATTCAAAATACGTCAGCACTGAGTTATGATTCTAGTAGTGCTTCATATGGTAACGGAACTATTGCAGTTTATGTTGTCAATGAGCTTACTGTTCCTGACTCAACAATTGATAATGACATCAACATTAACGTGTTTATGTCAGCTGGAGATGATTTTGAGGTGGCAGTACCTGAACACGAGCGTCTAGCTCGTATGAGGTTTACTAACCAATCCAATCTCGTCCAACCACAGTCTGATGAAATCATTCCTCAGGCAAATGAAGTTCCTAACACAGGAGACGAACAGGATCGCATGGATTCTAAGCCGCATCATACGGCCAATATCAATACCATGTCGGCTTTAACAACTTTGTCAGATCAGACGAATCACATTCACTTCGGTGAGTCAATTCGTTCTTTTCGTCAATTGTTGAAGCGTTATACTGTTCATGAATTTCCATCAATTTCAGGAACGCAAAACGATGCCATCATACATAATTTTAGAAGGCATCTATTACCTTTCGAACCAGGTTACACTGAAGATTCCTCATCTTTGAGTACTACAGTGAATG